TTGAATATAATCCCTATTGTTTTCTATGTGGTGATCGTGGTTACCTAATATCAAGTGGATATTGTGACAAACCAATCTTTCTAAGAATATTCCAATATTATCAAAACCCCCAAATGATACATCACCTAACATAATTAATGTGTCATCTTGACCAACATAATGATTTATACCATCAATTATTCTTTCGTTCATTTGTTCTATAGTTTGGAAATCTCTAGTTGAGTCTGTGGGAATTTCACCATCTTGTGTTCTCCAATTAGTCACGCCTCGACAAATGTTTTTGTGTCCGTAGTGTGTATCTGAAGTTATATATACTTTTCCTGTTGTTAATATTTTTTTAAAGCTCATAATTTTTATATTTAAGGTAAATCATCTAAATAATTTTCATTATTTGTTATATAATGTCTTGCATAATCGTCATAGGTTGAAATATAATTTACTTTTGGACTATTACTAACTGTTTGGTGCGGATTCACACTATGTGAAGAATCATTACTTCTCATTAATTCCCTTATTCTACCAATCATACCATCTGAAAAAGTCACACTTCTTGAATCATTGTTTATTGGTCCAATTACATCTCTATTAGTTGTGGCACTTCCCCATATTCTAAGTGATTCTTCTACTATATCACTAGGTGTTCTAAGTTCAGGATAATCCGATATTCTTCTAATAGTTGATGTATTATCACCCCAACCAATTAAATCACCAGTTGTTTTATTTTCTTGTAATTCTTTTCTAATTTTTAAAAACAATTCATCCGGAATAAAGTTAATAAACATTGGGTCAACTTCTTTATCTAATTGGTCCCAAGCTTGAAACTTTTCTTTTGAAAAATCTCTTGAGAAAGCAATCTTTGTATCCGTTTTTTTATTTAAAACATAAATCAACCTATGAGTTGTTAAATATTGATTCCAATACTTTTCCTGTGTAACACACCATTTTGTGTTTGCACCATACGCTTGTGACGCTTCAAAACTTAATGGTGTTAGAATAAACCAGGTATCATCTTCGTGAATCTTTAATATTTCTTTTTCAAGTTTTTTTCTGTTTTCAATTTCTTGCGCAAGGACAACAGATTCGTTTAATTCTAAAAAATTACTATACTGACTAATATCTTTAATTTTAATTCTATTTGCTCTTGAATGTCTTTCAAATTCATTTAAAGTTTCAATCTCACCAGAACCAAATAGGAATACACCCATATATCCCATGAACTCCTCTTTATTTGGACTATAATACTGACTGTCTCTTTTGAAGTTTTTAATCAAAAATTCTATATACTTGTATGAATCGGTTGGGTCCAAAAAAGAAATTATATCAATTAATGATATATTCAAATCCGGATGTTGTTCTTTTAATCTGTCTAATCTACTCATAGTTTTATTTGAAATCTTTTACGCATTTGTTCTAATTTATCTTCAGGAACTCCGTGTTGGTTTACACCTTCATGTCTATTTTCCACAATAACTGAGAATACCACATACCCGTATGTTTCCGCCAATTGTTGATATATCTTCATTTCCCATTCTTCTGTTGAAGTATTTGATACCGCAATCTTTGGGGTGGATGATTCCATAGCCATTCTAACATTGTCTTGGCATTCTTTATGTGCGTCTTTTATTTCTGAAGATACAAAATTATAATTACCGTCATTATCATAAAAATAATGATCAGCCTCAAACACATTTGCTGTTAATTGTTTTGCGAACGTACTTTTACCACTTCCTGGTATTCCTCTTACAATATATAATACTTTTTCCATATTCTTAAGCCTTAACCCAACTTGATGCGTTTTCAGGGTTTACTTTAATTAAACCTTTTTCAATTAAATCATATGCAATACCCCAAGATTTGTACGCAATAACCTTGTCGTGACCTTTTTTATTTTTAGTTTCAAGAAAAATATAATCAAAATTCCAAACGACACCTTCTTTTTCAAGTTTGTCTAAAAATAATTGTTCTCTCTTGTTAACTTTCATAAAACAAAGATAATATAATTTTTTTTATAAAACAAAAAAAGGAACCAAAAATTTGATTCCTTTAATTTGGGTCGACATTGAATTGTCAACTCTCCACCACCTTGTTTTATAGAACAAGGAAACTATTTTGTTACAAGAGCTTCAATTTTACTCTTAACTTGTTCAGTCATTGTTATTTCTTTTACGTTAGTTACAATAACAGATTCTTTAAGAATTTTGTTTGGTATATTTACAAAAAACGTATCTCCATTGAAGAAAGTAAGGTCTTCTCCTAATTCAACACAACCATGTACCATTTTCAAAAAAAGTTTAAATTGTACTTGGTCCATAAAAGTTTCGTTGATTAAATCACCGAACTTTTCATTCATAACTCTAATATTGAAACCGACTTTATTCATAATACAAATATATACGAATTATTTCTCAATAACAAATTTTTTACCTGATTTTTTTAATGTGCCAACAAAATCATTTTTGGGATCAATACCTGACCAAAAACCAGATCCATCAGACCAAACACCACGTTTATTGTTTTTGAAAACAGTTTCACCTTCAAATATAATATAATCAGGTTGATCGTTTTCAGTCAAATCATATGCTCTTGTCATTTCTCTATTTTCGGCCGGTGAATAATTACCCGACCAATCTTGTTTACACAAAAAAGTAGCCCTACCAACAACAACTTCTTGTCCGTCAAGGGTTGCTTTCTTGTTAAATTTTTTCTTAAATGTGTTAATGTAAGTTCCCATGTCTTTTAGTTGATTTTTTCTTTCCAAATACGATTTAATTCATCTTCCTCAATTCTCTGACTAAGATCAGAGAACATATTTGTTAACACTTTTACAAAACGAATTCTTTTACTTGCCAATTCGGGATTAAAACCCATTTCGATAAGAGAGTCACTTAGGTGACTATTAACTACAATGTACAAAGGAATTGATCTCATATGTTTTAATTTCTACAAATATAACGGAAAAAATATGAAATAAAAAAAATCCACAAAAAAATTTTACTTAATTTGTGGATTTAATTTCGATAAACCATTACTGATTTTGAAAGGGTGTAATGTTTTTTGTGTTTAATAAATATAACATAATAACAGTAAAATCAATATTTTTTTAAAATATTTTGTATTATTTTTTTAAATTCGCCGTTTTTTTCGCTTATTGGGTTATCATTTAATCCAAAATACCCGCATTTTGTGTGTTCGTGACCATCTTTTGCAGATTCAATGTCAGGATTTAAATTTTTATTTGTATCATGTAGAAAAATATACATCAACCCTCTTTTTGTCTCACCATCTTTTTTATATAAATTAAAAATGTCAACTATGTTTATATCTCCTTTTATTTTTATATTAGTTTCTTCATGGAATTCTCTTAATGCAGCCTCTTTTGGTGTTTCATTATTCTCTATTTTACCTGAAGGTATTGACCACTCGTTTGGTAAAGACTCTGTTGGTGATCTTTTACACAAAAGAACTTTATTACCATTTTTTACAACTATACCCGAATACCTTTTAAATTCCTCCATAATACAATATTTATAAATATGGATATAATAATAAATAATAACAAATACACAGTCAAACCTGTAATGACAAATAAAGATATTGCAAAAGGTATGATGAATAAAAAGTTTGATAATGAGTTTGATGGTATGTTATTTATGATGGAAGATGATAGTCATAGTTTTTGGATGAAGAACTGTATTATACCATTGGATATAATATTCATAAAAAATAATATAATTTCAAACATACATCATAATTGTAAACCATGTAACACCAATAATTGTGAAAGATATAAAGGGTCAGGTGATATGGTTTTAGAAATTCCTGGAGGTCACTGTAAAGAATATAATATAAATGAAGGTGATGAGGTTATTTTTCGCTATTAATTTTTGTTTGTAGAATTTCGTAAAATTTTTGTTGTATTTCTTTTGTTAAATCAACATAACTTTTTTGTTCTGAACCGTCTTTTTTTCTATATAAAAAACTAATACCAGAGATATTAGTAATACATTTATGTCCTCCTGAATTAGCATTTATTATATCTCTACCATTCAAAACTATTTTATCTAATAATGCCTTTTGTTTTTCACTTAAACTCCTATAAGGTCTATTCATTATATTTTCTATAATCGGGAATAAAGATTCTTTTTTACCAAAAACTTTTAATGACGGGCTTTTTCCGTATATTGCCATAAAATCCTTAAATGTAAAACCAACCGATTTAAACGTTGCTTTTTGTTCTGAAACTCTTTTTAAAATTGATATTGGCACTATAATACTTTCAAGTTCTGGGTTCATTTCATCTAAAACCTCATTTTTTATTTCACCTAAGTCAACACCTTTAAGGGCTCTTTCTTTTTTATATGGGTTACATGATGCTTGGACAAGTCCCATTGGCCATGCAATAACTAAAAAGTCAGCGTCAGGATTATTTTTAAATGGTGTATATCTATCATAAGAACCCTGTGGTGTCATATATCCTCCACCGTACTGTACTAATATGTTACCGCTAACATTAACATTAGGACTAACATTCATACTTTGAATATAATCTTGTTGATTTTGTGTTAATTTTTCTTCATTATCAAATCCTTCTCTTTTCATTATTGATTTAATTTTCAATAAGATATTTAGTAACGAAGGTTTACAATCTAAAACTAATTCTTCTAAAAACCCTGGTTTATTTTTAAATGCTAATAATAATTTATTGGCAACCAAACCCATTAACATTTTGTTTCTTTTAATATCTGAGTTTTTATCTATTTTAAATAGATATTTTAAAACATCATCTACAGATATATTATATTGAGCAAAATTTGCGGAATCTACAGTAGAAATTAAAGTAATATCTTCCTGTGTGAAAATTTCTTTTGCAGATATGCTTTGAGATATAGTTTCAACGTTAGATCTTGAACTTTTAAAAGAAGTTGCGGTTCCTTTTTCAACACCAGCTTGTGTATCGTGGTGATCGGTGTGTATAACAAACATTGGTTTCCCGTGAGCAAAATCAACCAAAACAGGCATAATGTCTCCCTCAGCATCTAACTTTTTAATTGCAAACTCTTTATCCCCATATTGTATTATTTCAGCATCAACAACATTAATACCGTTGTTCTCCAAATATTCTTTCATTGCAATTGCAGTTGTTACTCCGTCTAAATCTTGGTGAAAATATATTTTTGCTTTTTTGTATCTTTTAGCTAATTTATTTATATCTCTTATACCCGATTCTGATATTATTCTTTTTTTCATATAAAATAAATATCAATAACATATAAAAACAAAACCCACACTAAGATGGGTTTTTTTGTAATGATTCACTTATATTTTCAAGTGTTTTAAAATACTCAACTCTTGTTTTTGCAACTTCAGTATAGTTTGGGGATAGTTCTATTCCTAACCACCTTCTACCTAATATTTCCGCAGCAACTAAACTTGTTCCACTACCGGCAAATGGGTCCAATATTATATCATTCTTATATGATAATATCTTAATTGCCTTTGTTGGGATGTCCATAGAGAATGTTGCTTTTGTAAGTGACTTAGTATCGGCAAAATAATTCCACTGACCATAAACAAGTTCAATAAATTCTTTTTTATCTGTTTCTTCATAGATAACTTTCTTTTTAATTGTTCCGTCAGGTTGTTCAATATCAGTTGGCGTTCCCTTCCATTGTGGTTCTCCTTTTATTTTTTTAATATGATTTTTTTTGTACGCAAGTATAACACACTCTTTTGGGTTGTATATGTAGGGACTTGATGGTGACATCCACGATCCCCAAGCAGTTGTTTTACTTCTATGTGGTGAATCTTCTTCTAAATCAACAATACCAAAGAAACCATAACCAATCTCTTTCATAATTTGCCACATCTCAGACACAAAGAAAATTCTACCACCTTTCTTTTGTCTATTAATCTCATAAGGAATATTAAGAGCAATTCTACCATCATCTTTAAGAACCCTGTATGTTTCTGATAACCAATTTTTTGCAAATACTTTATACTCCTCAAATTCGACATCATCTTCATGTACATCGTAATCAATACCAACACCGTATGGTGGTGATGTTACAACCAAATCAATACATCCTTCAGGTAATGTTTTCATTACCTCAACACAATCCCCATTTATTATTTTTCCTGTTTCTATCATTTTTCTAATGTAATTTTATTATCCAATAAGTTTTTATTTAAAAACATCATGTCAGGTGTAATTCTAACCATTAATGAAGTATTGCTTTTAGATCTAATAGATAATTTATTATCAAATGTATCTATTTTACTCTCAAACCTTGTAATTGAAGTATAGGTTCCTGTTTTAACTTTATCAATCTCATTTTCTCCAAATTTTTTAATTTCATCAAAATATAAAATAGGAATTTTTCTTATTAATATCTTATTTTTAAATGAAACCCAATCTTCTTGGGTGTCTCCTTTTTGAATAAAACAATTTTTTAAACCTTTTTCTAAGTTTTCTACATTTAAAAAATCAATTTGTATTTTGAATATATAATTTTCGTAATCTTCTGTAACAACAACATTAGTAATTCCTTCTTGTTTTTTTAAACAAGTTTTAAATTCAATTATTTTTTGTTTTATTTCATTTTCTTTTGGTATTCTTTCTCCATATAAACTATCTAAAGCCAATAAAGATTTTACTTTTATTTTACTTGAGCTAAGATTTAAAGTATATTTAAAAGTTCCTGATCCGTTAGAATTAATTTTTAAATCATCTATTATTTCAATACAAGATGTTAGAAATAAAATTAATAGAAAATAAAAATATTTCATTATTTTTCTAATGTTTCAATATGATGTTGTAAATACCAAAGAGCCTTTTTAAGGTCCTCAAGTTCTTTGTCTTTATTTTTTTTACCTGCTCTTGATATATACTTTACGGTGTTCCCTAAACTAAACCCAAGGTCCCAAGCATCAATAACCTTGATTGCTTCATATGGGTTATCTTCACCACCATAATGGTTAGGATGATTTACTTGTTCCATTTAAATAATTTCTTTTACTTTTTTAAGATTTTCTAAAGTTTTTTTCTGATTAATATAAGAAATCAGTTTTCTTTTAAAGATAGGTAATAAAGTTTCATGTATGGGGAAATCTCCTTTGCTAATCATTTCAAAAACTGGTAACTTTTTATTTTCAGAATTCCACATTGAAAAATTATTGATTATTTTGGTAATAGTCAAATTTTTCAGGTCTGAGTATATTAAATTAACTTTTGTTTTGCTTTCTGGAGACCCTTTAGCTGCCGGTTTTATATTATATTCCCAAACATATATTTTATTTTCTTTTGTATCGTTGTAATAAAAATATCCTGTATTAGAAAATTCTTCTTTAGCTCTTTTGTTTGGTTTCATGTCAACATTTTCGTAAACTATTGTCCAAACTGATTTAGCTATGTTGAAATATTCTAACATTCTTGGAGCACTGTATGTTAGTATCTGTAAGAATTCATTTAGTTCTTCATTATTAATTTCTGGAATATCTTTTAATTTAAGATCTTTTACCAATAACTCGTCATCAACTGAATCTAACTTTTTATTGGTATAGATAATTTTCTTATCTTTAATAAGTGTTTGGACATTTGCTAAGTGTAATGATAACTCAATAAATCCAGGATAAAGTTCCATCTTATCAAGTTTTTCTCCCATCTTTTGGAAATATGATAGTAACTTATATTCTTTGTGTTCCCTGTCAATTGGTTTTTCGAACATCCAATCGGTGTCCATTAAAAATTCTATTTTCTTTTTTCTTGCCATTTGACATAATAATAACCATAATTTGTTAGTCAGTAAAGATTAATCTAATCTCATTACAACATAATCAGTACCATTAATATTAATAGTATCATAATCACCATCATGACTATTTAATTGTCCGTACTCCCCATTTCTAACTAAATCATCTAATAATTCACCAGTATCTATCCAATCAGAAATTTCATAACCCATATTAGTTAACCATCTAGATGCATCATAACCAATCTCGTCATCCAAATAATTTTCAACCGCTCTTTCTATTTCATCCTCATCAGGATCACCATCAGGATTATCTTTTATTTCTTCTATTTCATAATCTATATCAGAAATTCTACTTTCACGTTCTTCATCGTGTTCTTCAGTGTTTTCATCATCATATAACTGATGAGGTGGGACAACTTTTCCATCTTTATACAAAACCCAATTATTTCCGTTTCTTCTGTATTGTAAGTTATTATCTTCAGCATCCATAAAGTCAAATGTCCCATCTTTTTCTTTTGTTGGGTACCTTATTGGTGCCCTTACTCCTTCGTTCTCATAAACCCATCTTTCCATTTCAAGTAACCAAATTTCCTCTTCTTGACTTCTACTTAATTCTTTTCCAACCCCATAACTATCAGGATCATCTCTAACCCATTCTTCAACAGAATCTCTAAAATACTCTTTAACCCTATCTTCATCTATGTAATTGGACAAATAATTATTGTCAAAATAATTTGATGCGTCATCAACCATTTCACCATAGTAAGTTTCTAAAGAACTATCGGCCTCACTATATGTTCCTACCGCATATCTTTGTTTAGTTGATAGTGATTCGAATTCATTTAATTCATAGTGTGAACCTGAAGGATATAAATCATAAACATCAACTCTATCTGATAATAATTCATCTCTTTCTTCTTCAAGTTCTGATTGTTTGTCTGTAATCTCATCAAATTTTTCACTATAGTTCTCATCACCAGAGTCTAAATTTTCTTGTTGTTCTTCAAGTGATTGTATTTCTTCTTCTATTTCTCTTATCCTTTCTTTTTCATCATCAGTTAGAGTTTCTAAATTACCATTGTTAACGGCATATTCAAATGCCGCATTTGCCATTTCTCCTTCTCTATCGGTATCATTAGGATCCCACTCATTATCTTTTCTTTTTTCATTTTGTTCGTCATATTTTGCCTTTTGTTTTCTTCTTTCCACTACTTGTTCGTATGGAGTTCTCCAAAAGGTTTTATATCCACCAACAATAACATCATCAAGACTTTTTATACCGGTATTTGATACATTTAAATTACCCGTAACTTCAATATTTCCTAATTTATATATTCTTTGTTTACCGTCAATTTTACTAACATCTAAATCACCTTTTACTACAAGTTTTTTATCTCTAAACTGTGGCAAATACGGTATAGCATGAGCCATAAATCCAACTTGTCTTAGATATTGAATATAGTCTTCTGGGGTTATATATACCTTCTCCACTTCATCCTCTTTCAATAATTTAAGAATTTTTTTTACTATTATATTTTCAGTAAGTCTTAATTTATTATTCATATAATATAAATATGAAACATTTACAAATAGTACATTATTGTGATATTTATAATCAAATAAACCTATTTAAAAACAATTTGTTATGGGATGTGGTTGCAAAAATAAAGGAAATCAACCTTCTACACCTTCTCAACAGTCTGCAGGACAACAAACTACGTCTGTTAAAAATCAGTCTGTTCAAGAATCAGTAAAGAAGATCGTTGAAAAATACTACAATAAAAAGTAATTAATTCCTTTGGCCAAAGAAAAATTAAGGTGGAATTTTTTTCCACCTTTTTTGTATTTATGATATATGGCAACATTAAACAATTTTATAGAGTGGTTTCATAGTTCTGATGGAGATGATTATAAAAAACTTTTAAAAGTTTTTAGAACGACTCGTAATTTCTTAACTTTTTTAGTAAGAAATAATCAATTAGACGAGATAGATTACACTTACATTCCTGCCGAGGAATTTAAAAATGATCCTGAATTATTTCAATTTTTAATTGATAACGGATTAATTAACATTGAAAATTTTTCAAGTACTTACCATAATATTGATGAATATATTAAAAATAATTTACTATTATATTACCTTGATACAAATTATGAGGACGCAATGTCTTTTATTACCGGTGAGTTAATAACTGATGTTTTTTACAAAGATGACGGATTTTATCTAAGATTGAGGAACAGAGAAGAACTTGCAGAATTTTTCTGTAAAGGGAGCAGGCGTGATATTAGTGCCCAAGATGTTGCAAAACAAATATTAGGTGAAGAAGGTTTAGGCCGTGATTGGTATTTTGATTATGATAGAGAAGTTAGTGATACAATAGATGAATTAGATGATTCAAATATAGACTATTTAGGTAATAAAATATTTAAAGAGATAGGTAATACTGAACTTTCTTTAGAGGATTACGATTCTGATTTTTTCCATTCTTTATCCGAAGAACAAGGAACTGAAGGTTATTTTACGATAAGATCTCAAGATATTAAACCACTGTTAGATGACAATTCTGCAATTAATGAACTTTGTGATAAAGATTTAGATGAACTTGGTAATGAGTTAAAAAGTCTTTACTGGAATGCAGAAAACAACGCATATGAAGGAGAAATTTATGATTTGGTTTATGGTGGTCTTGATGAATATTTTATTGGTAAAATAAATGAGGTCCCGTATAGGGTTGGGGATAAAACAAGGTATAACACATTTATTAAAATAAGAGATTTTGAGGGTGATATTAGAAAATTTTTAGGTGATAATTCTGGATCCGTATATACCGATTCTTTTTTAGAATACTTTGGTAGTTACACAGAATTATTTAAATCACTAATATATAACGACGAAGCGGATTGTATTGATTTTAGAACTCCTGATTATCCGGATTATAGAAGAACACAAAAAAATATAAACGAGATGTTTAATGATTATATATGACAAATGATGAACTAATATTATTTTTTAATACAGGTAAATGGGATAGGATTGAGCCAATTTTTAAAACTTTAGAAAGATTTATTGCCTATGTTAAGGCTGTTGGTAAATTAGATAAAATTGATCTTTATAATGTTTATAGAGAATCTGATGATTATGTTTTTATTAACAAGCTTTGTGTTACATTATTAAATGAATTTGGTGTTGATTATTTTTTAGATTTACTTGTTGATGTAAAAAAAATTGGTGAAGAATATTTTGTTAAGATTGAAAAATTAATAGAATTAAGTAATCTCTTTGATGATAGTAGTTATAGATCTATGTCAAGTAGAGAAATTGCAGAAAGAGTTTTAGAAGAAGATTGGTTCGAGGCATTTTCTGATACAATTTATAATTACTATGATGATATTGTAGAAGAACTAAATGAAAAAAATTTAAATGAATTAAAGGAAATAATACTTAGAGATTTAAAAAATCAAAAAATAAATTCTGATGAGTTTGGTGGAAATTTTTTTTCTGAAAATTCAGATGATGAAGGTAATGTTGTTATTAACAATAATAATATAAATTATGTTTTATCTGATCGTAAAGTTTTTAATGAATTAATAAAGTCAGGATACTTAGACGAATTACGAGGTAATCTAAGAAGTTTACATAATATGGCTTATAACGAATCG